TAAATATATAATAATATAATATATATTATATATAATAGATTTTATAAAGTCAAGTGTAAAAATAAATAATTTTATTATATAATATATTATATATTTTATTCAAAATAACACTTGACAATTACAAGATGAATAGATAATATAAAGAAAAACAAAAAAAAAGAGGGATAAAGATGACTGAGATTGCTCTTATCGCCCTCACCCCACCCACGCAGGAGCAGATGGAGCGGGTGTGGCCGGGGTGTACTGAATGTGAGAGGAAAACCTGCGTGGCCTGCCGAAATTTCGGATGGCATCCAAGAGCGTGTACCACGTGTGACGCACAAAACGACTGGGTTCCATGGGAGTATTGCCCTTGCTGCGGCCGCCCCCTCACCCCGGAGGCGTGGGAGGAACTAAGAAAGAGATTGGAAGTGCTGTATGAGAATATTGAGTGATATGGCATGGGTTCTCTTTCTGGTAATTATACCGTGGTGGATGTTTAAGAGATTCTTCTTGTTTTCCTGTGAGCGAGTAGTGACGAAAAGAAAGGAGACGCTACATAATGGATATTAAGAAGCTAATTGAGCAACTAAATGGATATTTTGAAGGGAAAGAATTGAGAAGGGGCTCTGCGCTTGATGCCGCCACCGCCCTCTCCACGCTCCAGATCGAAAACGAGAAGCTGCGGGCCGAGCTGGAACAGAAATCAAAACTGATTGCCCAACAGGCTGCAGAATTGGAACGGCGAGATACATTGTTGAAAGAGCAAGAGGCCGAGTTGGAGTAGATGAAGAATGGCTGAGTACATCAAGCGAGAGGACGCTATACAAGCCGCAAAACATGCATGGGCAAAAGGTCTTGAACCATCGCAATATATTGAGTGTATCCCAACTGCCGACGTTGCGGAGGTGAGGCACGGGAGTGCAAGTATGGCAAAGAGAGTAAAATTTCCTTTGACTGTGACGGAAAATCCCCTCTTTGTGAATGCCCGCACATGATGTTGACACACCAGTGGGATGAGTATTGCAGTTTTGGCGAACGAAAGAGAATCAGTCACGAAGAATAATTAGAGCGATTATATTCTTCTAATTTGCTATTGCATGGATTAATAAAAAAAATAATGTAAAAAAAAAGGAGAAAATATGAAAAAATATGTAAAAGAAAATATATTTGATTCACGTGAAGCAATTCTTGAAGAAGCAGAAAGAATTGTTTCGCAAGATCGTAACAAAGAATATGGTGGACCTGAAAATTCTTTTTCTTTAATTGCTAAACTTTGGGAGCCTGTAATTCGTTCAAGATGTGTAGCTGATGGGACAGAAGTAAAAGTAGACGAAGTAACAGTAGCTTTACTTATGGCTTTATTAAAAATTGCTCGTGCGTCTTCTAATCAAAATCATATAGACAGTTGGATAGATTGTTGTGGATATATGGCTTGTGGTGGAGAATTGGCGATGTTGGAGATAGAAAGTTGAATAAAACAACATGTAAAGTATGCGGGTATGTATTTGAATTAACTAAGAAGCGACATTATATTGCCCGTGAAAAAACAGAACTATTTCTTTTACCTTCTAATAAAATGGAGCCTACCCTATACGATGCCTTTGATTGCCCTAATTGTGGGTGTCAGTATATTGTTAATGAACGAAAGAGAGTATTTGAAAGAAGGGATAAAAATGACACGAGAAGAAGCGATTGAGCTGTTTTTCAAACAGCTCACAGCGGCGCGAGTGGTGCTTGATAGCGGATTTGGTAGCAATCCGGGAGAGAACGACATTCTATACCGTAGGAGAAAAGAGATGACTGAGATTGCTCTTATCGCCCTCACCCCACCCACGCAGGAGCAGATGGAGCGGGTGTTTGGCGGAAGCTGGGAGGGCTCGGCGGAAGGCTATGCAGACGGAGAACTGATCTACGATATGTGGACATGCAGCAAGTGCGGGCATCTCATTGACGAGGAGGACGACCCTGATATGCTCCCAGATTTCTGTCCCAAGTGCGGGGCGGCAAATACCGACAAGGCGCGGGAAATTGTCAAGAAGAGATTGGAGGTGCTGAACGATGCGACCAATTGATGCTGATATGTTGCAAGAACTATACAATAAGCGGATTTTTGATACTTGGAATAACGAAACTGCTCCTGTATCATGGGCAGCGACGTATGCAGATTTCAAGGATGATATAGATAGTATACTCACCATTCCACAGCCCAGCAATGAACCGCTGACATTGGAAGAACTGTGGGAGATGAATGAAGAGCCTGTATGGGTACAAAATCTTGAAGAACCGGGGAAAAGCCAGTGGAGACTATTATATTGGGACAGAGGAAAACACCTTGTCCTGTAAGGCATATCAGTCCAGGGTTATTTACTGGAAGAGTACGGAGAATCTTGGCTTGCTTATCGTTGTCCGCCAGAGAAAAAAGACAAAATTAATTGGCATTATTAATAATATTCGTCAAAATTGTTAATAATAATCGTTATATTTTGGTATAATTTATAAAAATAATAATTTGACAATTAAACATAATTATGTTAATCTTATTATAAACAATAAAGTGATAATGAGGGAATACGATATGTTTAATTTTTTTATTCAAAAATTATTAAATAATAAAATACAATTAGAAATTGATAAAAAACAAGAAGAATTAAATACAATTAATTTACAACTTCAAATTTATAAAAAAGAATTAGATGAAACAATAAATTTATTAGGAACTAATAAAGGATTAATTGAATTACAAGATATAGGAATAGAATATATTCCTGAAATTACTTCTTTTGTTGAGATTAACACTAAGATAGATCAAATTAAAAAAGAAATGGCTCAACTTATATCGAGAAATGCTTTATATATAATTATAAAAGAGTATAAAGTAGATCATTCTTTAGCAAAAGGTATTTTATTTCAACATTCTTATTGTGAAAGTTTATTGTTTGGATTTAATTCTTTTTTTGATAGAAAGAAAAAAAGCGTAACTTCTCAAAATTTGTCAAGAAGTATAGATTTAATCACTAATAATTTTAACCGATGTAATAAAAAGGCTTCAATAATTGGAGTAAAAATTAACGAGGAATATTTACATTTAAGTATCAGATTATTAAAATTAGAATTAGATAAAAAAATAGCGCAAATTAACGAAAAAGAAGAAGCTAAAAAAGCAAGATTTAAATTAAGAGAACAAGAAAAATTACTTTTTGAAGCAGACAAAGAGAAAAAAAGACTTGAAAAGGAAAGAAAAGATTTAGAAAAAATTTTAAGCCAATCTATTACAAAAGAAGATCAAGAACAAATTAAAAATAAGCTCGCTGAAATTGATAAAAGACAAAATGAGATTGATTGGAGAATTAATCATAGTTCGGCTGGATGGTTGTATATAGCAACTACTAAATCTATGCCAGGTATGTATAAAATTGGTTGCACAAGAAGATTAAATCCTTTAATTAGGTTGTCTGAATTATCAAGTGCCAGCGTACCTTTTGTATTTGAATGTAATGGTTTAGTTTTTTCAGAAGATATTTTTGATATAGAAACAAAGATACATCAAAGATTGGATTCAAAAAGAGTAAATAAAGAAAATAAACATAAAGAATTTTTTTATGGAGAGCCTAATGAAGCGATAACTATTCTCAAAGAAGAATTTGATGTTAGAGTCCATTATGCTGATGAAATTGGCATTAATATAAAAGAATAAAAAGGAGATATAATTATGAAAGAAACTTCTATCGAAAGAATTGTAGGAGAAGAAACATGCACTTTATACACAAGTGAACGTAAATTTATTTCAAAAATTGAACAATATAAGGAAATTTATCCTGATTTGGTTGATTTTGAAAAAAATTCAGATGGAAGTATTGTTGCGCATGTACCTTTTGATTGGTTTAAATTTATTTCTCCTAAAAAGAAAAGAGTATTAACAGAAGAAGAAAGAAGAGCTATTGGAGAAAGATTAAAAAGAGCAAGAGACATGCTTGATTAAAAATAAGAGGAGTATAAAAATATTTTATGATTCTGACTGGAGATGCAATTTATAAACGATTAGGTAACTCGATTATCATTGATCCTTTTGATCTTGACAAACTTAATCCAAATAGTTATAATTTGACTTTAAATAATAAATTGTTAGTTTATGACAGTAACAATTTGGATATGAAAATTAACAATAATTATCATTCTATTGTAATTCCTGAACAAGGCTTATTATTAGAACCTGGGAAAGTATATTTAGGTAGAACTAATGAATATACTGAAACTCAAAATCTCGTTCCTATGTTAGAAGGTCGTTCTTCTCATGGACGTTTAGGGTTATTTATTCATGTATCTGCTGGTTTTGGAGATATTGGATTTAGAGGATATTGGACTTTAGAATTAAGTTGTGTTCAACCAGTAGTAATTTATCCAAACATAGATATTTGTCAAATTTATTATCATACTATTATCGGCGAAGTTTTAAACAAGTATCAAGGTAAATATCAAAATAGCAAAGATGTAATGACAAGTCAAATATATCAAGAATTACTTAATAAATAGAGGACGATTATGAAAAAAGGTCCTTATCCAAGAATTGCGCAGGCACTGGGAGTTGAGGTTGGAGAACGGTTTGTATATAAAGACCCGAATAAAGAAGAGGTCACCCTTTACGTTGAGGAAAATGGAATGGTTGTGTTTATCTTCAAGGATGGGCAAAAGCTTCAAGATATTGGAATGGATTATGTTTTGGTGCAGGCCATTAACCATCCCGACTGCATTATCCGCAAGCCCCGCTGGACAGAGCAGGAGGTAGAGAGGGCAAAGGCTATCAAGATGTTATACTCAGAGGCAGAAAGCATTGAGATGTATGGCTTCGGCATTAGAGTTTTTAACAGGAAAATTGTCATTGCAGTGCTCGACCCCTTTTTGTTTCCCTCTCTTCGCCCAAATGAAACCATCACCCTTGACGAGATCATCGGAGGTGCAGAATGAGAGAGATCCTTTTCAAAGCCAAGCGGCTAAGTGATGGAGGTGAGCAGTATGGGGAAGCCGATTGATATTACAGGGAAAAAATTCGGGAAATTAACCGTATTAGGAGTACATCACTTAGGGAAAAGAAACACTCGATATTGGCTTTGTAAATGTGAATGTGGAAAAGAAACAGTGCAAATTAGCGCAAATTTGAAAAGCGGAAGAATAAAGTCTTGTGGATGTCAAAGATATATTGAACTATCTGAAAGAAACAAAAAACACGGGATGGCGGGAACGAGAATTTATAGGATTTGGAGAGGTATGATATCTCGTTGCAAATATAAAACGGCAACTGGCTATGAAAACTACGGAGCGCGTGGAATTTCTGTGTGTAAAGAGTGGGAAGATTTTGAACGGTTTTATTTGTGGGCATTAGAAAATGGATATAGCGATGAATTAACTATTGAAAGAAAAAATGTTGATGGGAACTATGAACCAGGAAACTGTGAATGGATTACATGGGAAATGCAAACGTCCAATAAAAGGAAAAGAACTTCTATACCGAATAGAGACGTAAAAACTGGGAGGTTTGTGAAAAGTGCGTGAGATTTTGTTTAAGGGGAAGTCTCTTTTGTCTGGCGAGTAGGTAGAAGGGTATTACATAGGCCCAATAGGTGTACTTGATGTACATGAAATTTGTGATATTCATGATATTACAGGGACGCGTGTTGAAGTTGACCCCTCCACGGTTTGTCAGTACACCGGAATGACCGATAAGAACGGAACGAAGATTTTCGAGGGGGATATCATCCATTGGACGAACTGGAACGGCGAACAAAAAGAAGCCTCTGTATGCTATGATCAAGAGTGGAATAGATTTTGTGTTTGGTTGAATGGCGCTGAAAGCATGGGCGTAAATATACATCTGTCAACGAGCGGAATTGAGATCGTCGGCAACAAATTCGATGGAGGAAAAGATGATAGTTAATGAACAAAGGAAAGTGAAACTTGTAAACTGCTGTAATGCGATTTATGCTGAAAACGAGCTAATTAACGCTGCGTTATGGTATAGTGATAAACCGATTTGCAGTACAAAGAAAATAGTTTTACGTAGAGACTATCCATCAATTTGCATTTACGATAAAAAAATTTCAATTCATAGATTACTCATGATGTATTGGCTACAAGAAGAAATTCCGGATGGGTATATTGTCCACCACATCAACGAAAACAAGTTGGATGCACGAAAAGAGAATCTGGCCCTCGTCCCATTTACAACACATCAACATTATCATAATGCAGGGAAAACCCTGACAGATCAGCATCGGGAAAAAAATAAGCCAAGCGAATTACAGAAGATGGGAACGTGTACGAAAAAATAACATCCACGACGGGGAGGGCTACGATGATGATTAAACTGCTTCTTTTTCTGGGCATCATCCTGTCTATTGTCAAAGCAAACGGATGGTTTATAATCCCGATGCCTGTTTTGGTTTTCTGCTGGGTAGGAAGCTTCGTTTGCTGGATGATTTATTCGTATGCTCTTGGTGTAGGCGAAGGAGCCGCAAAAGAGATGAAAAAGAAAGTCCACGACGGGGAGGGCGGACAGCATGAATGATTGGATTAGCGTCAAGGAGAGATTACCGGAAAAGGATGGATGGTATTTTGTCTATGCTCCTGAATATTGGGGTAACAACAAAATTTATGGACTTGATGGCCTTGCATATTCCAACTTTAAACACAACTACAAAGATCACTGGGGGATTGAAAGAAAAATGGGGAAAGGATACCCTGTGATTGTCACCCACTGGATGCCACTTCCTAATTCGCCGAAAAAAGAACAAAAATAAAAAGGATAAATATTATTTATGATTAAACGTATTTCAACTTTATTAATTATTTTGTGTTTAATTTTAAGTATTACTGTTTATGCAAGAGTTCCTAATGGTGTTAATATTGAAAATTTTGATGCAAATGTTAATTATATGACAGAGATGTATGAATGCGCGAAATTAAATACAGATCATAGTTTAATTGTTGGGGCAATTTATGAACAACAAAGAAATTTAAAAATTGATTTTTTGAATTTGAATGAATATGAAAAAACAGATTTTTTTAATGAAAAGAACACAGGAGAACAAATTTTAACTCATATTGAAAATTATCTTAATGTAACACAAGATAATTTTAATTATGAAGATTATTATACAATTAATGATGTAAATATGTTGGCTAAAGTTGCTTATTGTGAATCACGAGGAATTAAAAGTAAAATTGAAATTGCCTGTGTTATGTGGGTTATTTTGAATAGAGTAGATAATAGTAATTTTCCTAATACTATCTCAGGTGTAATTTTGCAACCTAATCAATTTGCATATAGTGCAAATGTACCAACAGTCAGCGATTATGGTTATGATTTGAAAGTTTTAGCCACTGATGTTCTTAATAATTGGGCAAAAGAAAAAGCTGGTAGAACTGATTATGTGAGATGTTTGCCTAAAGAGTATCTATATTATGGAGGAGATGGAATTCATAATTATTTTAGAACATCTTATACGGGTGGCGTCAGATGGGATTATTCTTGGGGATATCCTTATGGATAATTATAAAGGAGAGATATTATGATTGTTAATGGAAGTATTGGACAAAAATTAACTAACGAAATTGCCCCATCGGGGGGGGTAGCTGCTTATTGGGAAGGAGAGATAGATCAAGATTATAGTACAATAGATATATCTTTTAATGAAGGGTATAAAACTTATAAATGGGCGATAATGAGTGTTAGTGCTTCTATACAAGAACCACGTTTATATTATACTTTTATTTTCAAAAAAGGTGGAGAAACAAGTTTTGAATTATTAAGTTCATCAGGTACATTGAGTACTTTTTATATTGATATGTATGCTGACACAAATATTTTATGTCATGCAGATTATGTTTTGTATGCACACATATTATTTTTTTATTAAAAGGATAAATATATGATTAATATTATCTAAAACTTAAAAAGGAGAGTAATGATAGTGTCTAAATATAATAT